AACAGCAAGGCTCATGTGTCCATAGACACGGCCCATTGCTGAGTTAATTTCGCTAGCAGAACGATAAGTCATTCCGCCTGTATAAGTTGTTCCAAACATAATTTTCTCCTTGTAATTTATTTAATTGATATAACGTATCGGTTACAGTTTTTCTCCTGGCACAAATCCACGGAATCCTTTAAATCTTGGAAAACGCAAACTGTATGTGCCGTCTTGATTCTGTGTTACTGCATCAGCACGGACTTCAACAATGTTACCAATGACGCTATCACGGCTATTCCAAAACTCAATTCGATTATCATCGCTAAAGCCACTACCAACATTGACGGTAATGAGCTTCCCGTCGTCCATACCGGAGCACACGAATGCTCCAAGTCTTCCCACATTCTTACCAGTGCCTTCTTCAACATTAGTGACCTCCAATGATACTTCGATAAATGGTTTAAGTTTAAGCCATGCCACACTACGTTTACATTCGTAAGGTGCTTCTGGATCTTTAATCATAATGCCTTCATACCCACCAGCAACTGCCTGAGCATTGATTTCTTTGTAACGTGATTGACCTTCTGGAGTATCTAGGTCTACTAGCTCGTGGCCAACAACAGTTACATTGGGTAGCATGTCTTTGTAAGTTTTATGCCAGTAGTAGATCATGTCACTGCGGGTAGACTGTGTTTTGTCCCAAATACCTTTTTCAAAATCTTCCAAAGGAATAACGTCAAACAAATTAAGTATGGCATCTCCTGCTTCTACATTGTCCTTGCGATGAACTTGTTTCATCAAGTCCTGGAAACTGCTGGACATAATCTCACCGTCTAACACAACATCTATGTTGTTGCTAGAACCGTGTGTCTTTACTACATTTTTGAGCTGTTCTACAATGTGTGGAAAATTAGCCAGTTCTTTACCATTTCGACTGAACATATCCACCCGACCATCACTACGAACAATAGTAAGAACTCTAACTCCATCGAGTTTAACTTCGATGAGTTTTTTGCCCGATACCTTTGACTCATGATTAGCACTATCATGAGCAAGCTGACAACCAAATACAGGAATAGCATACTGAGCATATTTCTTCTCCACTACTTTGTTGATTGTTTTTTCACTGACACCACAACGCAGATCTTTGATCAGTATGCGTCGATACCAACCATTCCACTCTTTCTTAGTGGAGTTCTTCATCATTGTTTGAATCATATCCCTTGCTGTATTACCGGTGACGTTGCGAGTAACGAAACCAGTAAGAGCGAGAGTAAAACTGTCCCAATCCAAGCCAAGACCATCTTCATCTGTTTTCTCCGGTATTTGTTTAAGTCCAAAAGTGATCATTGGGTCCAACGCAAGTCTGCAACCTTCAAAAAATTCATTATTGCCTTCTTGGGCAATAACTTCAATAATGGCTTCTTTGTTTAGACGACTTGGATGACTTTCCAAATCCCAAATGTGGCTAGCACAGGTGCTCATGTTGGCTCCGATCTTTAACTGTTAATGTAGCTATTATACAGGTTAACGATCAGTATGTCAAGTGATTTGTTGTCTTAAATGGTTTGCCGGAATAGGCATTTTCTAATTGGGTCATGATCTTACGTTTCATTTGAATAACTTTTGGATGGTTGTGATCATATCCAAATGCTTTCATAAAGCGTCCCCAACTATTTGGACGAACTCTTTTTGGCACAGGACTATCCAAATAATTACCAATGGCTGCTGTGTCAAATCCAAATTTATCAATCAGCTCTTGTGCAAGATTAAATGAGTGTGCGCCCATTTCATCACGGTGCCCATAATACTCTTGTTCACGCCGGTCTTTGGCATAATAGGCTGTGCTTTCGTATCCGGGAATATCTTTGAAATTTCTTGCACGATATTGTCTAGCGTGGATAATTTCATGTAGCACAGTATCGGCAAATAATCGACACATACGTTCCCAGCGATACAGACTAGTCTTCATACTGTCAGCTGTAGTAGGGAATGCCAATTCTACCTCGATAAACCGTTTGTTACCGGCACTGTCAAGGTAGCTGTGATAAGCACCACCAATCCAAACTTCACCAGGTTTAACTGGTTTGTATCTATTGCTGGTTACTTTGATCGGAAGCTGTGCTTTAACGTGCTTACTTATGATGCTGGTAATTTCAGCAATAGGTAGCCGTTTGTCTACGATCTTTGATTTAAGTTCGTAGAGCATGGAATACAACATATCTCGTTCCAATGCGGACCAATTAAATGCTCGCCGGGTCATTGCACACTCCTAGTATAGTTATTTATAGTATACTAGGAGTTCCAGTTAACTACGCACTTTATGGGCGTTTGTCTATAATTTCGTCAACCAAGCCAAAATCTACTGCTTCTTGGGCACTCATAAAGTTATCCCGTTCCATACCAGCATAGAATTCTTCATATGTTTTGCCCTTTGAATTATGCTTAACATAGATGTCCGTTAGGGTTTTTTTCATTTTTAGAATTTCTTCAACTTGGATCAGCATGTCGGTGGCTTGCCCACGGGCGCCGCCACTAGGCTGATGGATCATGTGTCGGGCGTTTGGTAGTATTTTACGCTTGCCACGAGCACCAGCAGTAGCAAGCAGACTTCCCATACTACAGGCTTGGCCCATAACGATGGTGCTAACGTCAGGCTTAATGAATTGCATAGTATCGTAAATAGCCATGCCAGCTGTAACCATTCCGCCTGGACTGTTGATAAAAAAGTTAATATCTTCATTACCTTGACTTTCTAAAAAAAGTAACTGTGCTACTAGCAAACTGGCTGTATGTTCGTTGACATCTGTGTCCAGCATAATAATACGATCTTTAAGCAGTCGACTATAAATGTCGTAACTACGTTCTCCACGAGCTTCTTGCTCAATGACCATTGGAACCAAATTTGGCATTATTGATAATCCTTATCTAAATTTACGTTTGTTAAACTGGCAACTGTTTGGAATTTTTCCCAAGCTATTTTGGCGGCCGGATTCTTTTCTAGCTCGCTGTCGGGTAATACTGTCTCTAACCAGATTTCCGGGCGTCGGGCTGGGTGAGCACCGAACTGACGTGGCTGATGCATCTTGCCATCATCATAGAGCATAATGCTCACACTGCGGAATTTGTCCTCTTCATGATAGCCTGCCCATTCTGGGTTGCTTTGACTAAAGAATCCTGTAGTGTAGCCGTTGTCTGTTCCACCGCCATAGCCAGTCCAAATACCTGACCATTGAGTGTCATCGTGAGGATTGAAATCTGTGCGAGTAATAATAACCAGCACGTCGTTGATGTTTACTTTACCGTCAACAATATCTCGGATACAGCGGCTATAGCTTAGACCAATTTTCATTTTTATCTCGATGTTTTTGTATGTGTAATTATAGGCCCAGGCGTGACAAAAGTCAAACCTCCCATTTTGCCTTCATACACATGAGTTATATCGTTATACTTCATTTCTAACTTTACTTTGCGTAAAACGCTTACACTGAGATGTTTGCTTGGTTTAAAATTTAAAACTTCAGCAATCATAGTTTTGTCGTTGTCTACACATTGCAACTGGCAAGTGTCACTGGTATAAACATTTTCAGTCATTACTTACTTCTTTTAATTCAATATCTGTAATACGTTGAGTCAGTCTAACAACTTCTTGTTCTAGCTTATCGATGTGAATAGCTATCTGTGTTAGAAACTCTGATTGATTGTAGGCAGTCTCTCTAATAATTTCTGAAACTGATTTTTGTTTAACTTCTTCCATGTTATACCTCTAAGTGAAAATTTGTTGCTATGGTTATACGTTTAGCTGTTGCCGGCTCAACCATATGTTGCGTCCAAGATGGGAAAATAAAATAATCTCCCTTCTTGGGATAAAATGTAACATCTACTAAAAATATGTTTGTCAATTTAGTAAACGCCACATAACTACTTCTAGCAGTGTTAATGTCAACAAACATAATAGGACTATTATTGTCCGTGAGATAAACAACAGATGAAAATGCACAACCTGGATGGCTATGCATAATATTAGAATCCCCTGGATAGTTTATGTTAACCCAAGAGTTACCCGGGGTAATTGTAACATTTTTATCGTAGCTATTTTTAACACCAGTTTGCACAGCATTGGCCATACACCCCATTAATTGATTAAATTCGTTATGATTTTTAAATTTAAGTTCACCAGGAAACACATCGTGACTTTGATAACCACCTCGATTGCTTTGTCGTCTGCCTTCAATGTCGTGATCGTAGACGTCGTTAGCAAACACAGTTAGTTTATCAAAATCTAATTCGTGGATATTACCCATCCACATGCAATCTTTAAACGGAATAAACTCTTGTATGCTAGGCATTATACTTCCAATACTATATTAGGGTTCCAGCCACTATCTGGCTCATACCCTTCATAGCCACGAGGGTTACAAACTACTCGGGTGCTACCAATCATATAATCAAACGGATGATGGGTATGCCCGTGTGTCCACAGTTTAATCTGTGGATGATCTAAGATGAACTCACTCAAGTCACTGCTATAAGCACCGTTCATTAAATGTTCATTAGCATACTGTTCATGAGTAGATAGTTTGCTAGGACTGTGATGCCCAACTACTACAAACTTTTTATCATGTTGTTCTGCAACAACTGTTCTAATGTATTGTAGCATCTTCTTATGACGAACGCAAGTGTCTGCGGGTTTGAGTCTAGTATAGCCTTCGTCTTCTTTAAGAATCACACGGAAGTCACTCATCATGTCGCGAACTGAATGTAGAGTCAACGGATCACCTTTGTTCATGTCAGTCCAAAGTGTGCCACCGATGAAGGTAACATCATCAATGGTCTTGCACTCATTTTCTAAGAAATATACGTTATGAAACTTAGAACATTCGTTGTGTAATACATCTATAGTGCGATTCCACTTGCCGTGATAAAACTCGTGATTACCTGCAATGTAAACAACATGAGGGAATTGAAATGCACATCGATTTAAAAAGTCTCGAAATCGACGGGCTCGTTCTTGCCCGCGACTCAACACTCGTATTACCAACGGATTGCTCATGCTAGGTAAATCTGGATGGTCGTAGAGTTCTTCGGCAATCATAATGTCGCCAGACAGGATCAAGACGTCGCAGCCTTCATTGTTAGTAATGTTAATGTCAGAAAACTCTAAATGGAGATCACTGACTAGTTTGATTTTCATATTGTTTTATTCTCTGTTGACGCTCTGCTTCGTGATGATCACACAGAGTCTTAATCCACCCGCCATCTCTTCTCTTACCTGGAGCACCACATGTTTCGCAAGTATGTGCCGCCCATGCTTCTGCCATACTGACCATACCTTGGATTTGTTCGTCCCCGCCGTCATAGTAGAAACGCAGGCCGCCAAATTTTTCTTTAATCTGTCCTACAACTACTTGTGGAACAATCTCTGACTGCCTGTTCCTCCAATTAATGTGGTGCTGAATTTGACCACATAGTTCTGCAATAATTGGCCACCACCCTTCGCCGCAACAAAATCCACCATAAGGTTCTGTGAACATTGGTGAAAACTGCTCAGTCATATGCTTTTCAAAAGCGTCATATTTTTCAAATTCGTCTGTCATTGTGCTGCCTTTACATAGTTAAGACGTGTTTCGACTTTCTTAGTAATCCAATTTTCCCCATGTGATTTTACTTTGGCCTTTTGCACTACGCATGGTCCAGATTTTAATTCTTTCTTGCTAAACCAACTGACAATCTTATTGTTAATTATAGCACTAATGTTCCATGCGTCAAAGTTATTTGAACGTTTAACTTCTACAATTTCGCAATCTAAATTAAACACAGTGGTATCTATACCGGCCAATGCATCATTGTCACAGTCACGTAATGAACGTTTAATTTCTGTTTTTTTAACATCACGTTCCATAACGCTGGGCAGACATGCAACGAACCCAAATTTATTTGTTTTGATTGTGTCACTACTGAGAATAGCATTGACTTCAGTTTGAAATTCATTTTCGCCTGCAATGGCTCCAAACATAAATTTTCTAAAATATTTTCGAACCGTTTCTGCTTGGAGTTTATCTTCTTCAGTTACTTTGAGTGGCAATGGTTGATGTGCAGGATCAGCAGTCCAAATTGCTGGAGTCAATGTAACTAACATTAAAATTTTATTAGTTTGTTTTTGGAACACAGGCCGTTCTTCGCTATCGTAAACCCATTCTGTTTCTTTAAGATATGCACCGTTTACTCGCTGTGCGGCACAGGCCAATTCCAAAACTTCCTGGACTTGAAATTCGGTTGCCATTTTTTGCTCCACTTTTAGTTACGATGCTAGTATTATATGCTCAAAATACCGAAGTGTCAACTTATTTTGGTTAGAGTCTATAGACTATTCTGCCTTTGGTTAAATCGTATGTGCTAACTTCAACCTTGACATTATCGCTCATAATGACTTTGATTTTATTCTTTTTAAGTCTGCCGCTCAT